AGTCACTGTTGCTAAAAAAGATCAGCTTGGAGTCCAAGTGGAACCAGTTGTATCTGGATAATGGCGCAGAGACAGTTGACATGAAGTGGATCGATCTCGAGTTGAAGAAGGTTAGACTTCAAATGAGAGATAGAGCTGCGATGGCTGCAAGAGAAGAGTTATTAAAAGAATATTCTGATATAACTTCTTAAGCGGCAAAAAAAAATAACTAAATTATGTTTTTAGTTAAGCAATCTCTTGCTCTAAATTATTCTGATATTTCGATTCCAGGGACAGTAATAGTTTTATAAATTACTTTACCATTAACATATTGTTCAACTTTTTGGAGACAGATGTGACAAGTATAAATATTTTTTTTCTTAGTTTCCATGAATGATGAGAAGTGATGACACTCCGGACAAATACCTACATTGGCTTTAATATCATCGAATTTCATTTTTCCTCACATTTATTACAAGTGAGTTTATCATTTATTAATACTAATTGGAATTCCTCTCGATACTGAGGAATATAGCCACATATTTGACATTTTACTCCACGTTTTTTTACTGCCTCAATAAGTTCTTCTAAATTTTCATCAACAGGTTTATTTTGCATCACCCCAATTAGCCCCTATCTCTACATCTACTTTACTTGGCACTGTAAGCTTGCAACAATTTTCCATTGATTCTTTAATTACTTTTACATCTTCATCTTTTGCAATATTAAAACATAGTTCATCATGAATTTGTAATAACGGTCTATGACCTTTTGCACTACAATCCACCATAGCTTGTTTTGTTTGATCAGCAGCAGAGCCCTGGATTAATCTATTTAAAGATTTATAAGTCATAGCTCTTCTAATTCCTTTTCTACCAAACTGTAATATAGCATCTTGTTCAGTCATAGCTTTGTGTAATCCAAATGTAATAGGTTCCCACAAATTAAATCGACATCTTCTTCCTTTAAGAGTTCTTACGTAACCAACCTTATCAGCAACCTCAATACATTTTTCTGATAATTTCTTAACAAATGGAACTCTTTTATTATATTCTTGTAATATATTTTGTGCATCTTCGTATGAGATACCTAATTCTCTTGAAAGTTTATTTATACCCATACCATAAAATAATCCTAAGTTTATTGTTTTTGCTTGTGCTCTTGGAATATTAGCCATCTCAGCAACTGTTTGATGAAAGTCAGCATCTTCTTGCTCGTATGCTTTTATTAATTCTTGTGTACCTTCATAACCTTCTCCAATTAGTGAAGCAAAGTGTACTACTAATCTAGGTTCTTGCTGTGAATAGTCAAAAGATCCCCATTTACAACCTTCATCAGGCAGAAATAATGACCTAATTAAAGGGCCTAATTCTTTATTTCTTGCTGGTATTTGCTGTAAATTGGGTGACGAATAAGATAATCGACCAGTAACAGTTCCTCCACCCGTTCCTCTTAATTGATTAATTTCTGCATGAATACGACCTTTGTGAGCATGTTTAATTATCGAATCAATAAAGGCGCTATAAAATTTATTTACTTCTCTGATCTCTTTAATTAACTTTGCTAATGGTTCTTTACAGTTCTCCAACCAGTTAGCAGTAAAGCTTGGCTCTTCTGTTTTTTCAGTTAATGGATATTTAATACCAAGTCTATCAAAAGCTAAGGCTACAGATCTTGCAGCCCAAACATCTACATCTAAAGATGTCATGTCTTTAACTTTTTTTAAAAGTTCTTTCTCTCTTAATATAAATTTCTTTTTAAGTTTCTCTGCACCGTCTAAATCAACTCTTACTCCATGCTCTCGCATTTTAATTACTTCTGGAACCAAACCCATTTCAAGTTTCCAAATATCATCTAAAGACTGACTTCTTATTTCCCAATCTAACCTTTGCCATAACTCTAATGTTAATTGAGCATCTTGTTCTGCATAAAATCCAACATACTGAGCTGGTAACTTCCATAACTCGGCTTTCGCGTCTAATCCCCATTCTTCTGCTCTTTCTTTTAATTCTGTTTCAGCTTTCATCTTACCTAGGTAATCTTTCGCTAAGTTATTTAAGCTGTATGAAAATTTATTCTCATCAACAATGGCTGCTGCAATCATCGTATCAATTAATTGACCATTAACTTGATAACCATAAGATCTAATCCAGCCTAAATCATAACTTGCATTATGAAATATTTTATTACCAGGTGTCTTACAAACATCCTTAAACCAATTAAGGACCATATTACGATCCATATTACCACCCACATCATGACCAATTGGGAAGTATCCATTAAAATTTGGCGTGGCTACCGCGATCCCCACAATCTCTCCATCTTTCCTTGTCCAACCTGAACCTAAACTTTTTAAATTAGGATCACGTGTTTCCAAGTCGATCGCTATAGATTTTTCATTAGACAAATCCGGAAAAGACTTTGGTGTAGTCCAATCACCTTTTTGAAATATAAAATTTAATTGGTGGCTCATTCTTTATAATCTCTTTCTAAAACCATTTCTAAATAATGAATAGCTTTTAAGATATCTTCTTTCTTTCCTTTTAATCTGTGTCTACAAATATACTTAATTGCATTTCCTTCTGCGAATGGAATATTATTTTCATTTATGAATACGGATGGCTGTATCTTCATCAACTTATAATGTTTACCACCAACCTGCCTAAAAAAAGTTTTGTTAGTCATTTATGTTCTCCATGTAAGTATTATATATTTGTGCTAAAGGGAAACTATATTTGTGTGTCGTCCCAAGTAGAAACAAATTCTTTTTTGATCGTGTGCTGCCTGTGTACCAAACTCTAGCTTCATTTGATTTTGCATCTAAGTTTTTACCATCAAAGTCCGAAGGCCAGTTTGTTTTTGCATATAAAACCACATTTTCAGCCTCACCCCCTTTGACCTGGTGAATCGTATCTATTATAATATTTGCCTTAGTATTTAAATCAATATTTAATTTCTCCATCTTAAAAAAGTACCTTTTCTGTGCATCGCTAAATTTTCTATTAAAAGCATCATACCAAGGCTCTTTCTTTTTAATTGTCTCTAAACCACCTACTACCTGTAGTGTCTCAAAATCCATTAGATAACTTGGATCTATTTCCAACCATGCCTTTGAGTCTAACTTCCTATAACCCCTAGCTATTTCTTGTATATATTCATAACAAAGCACTGCTTCTTCCTTATTGATAGCTCTGCCTCCTATAAGATCAGTCCATATCTTAATCGCTTTATATTGATAAATATCAAAGGATTTCTTGCCTTTTACATTTTCATAATACAAACCAAGCTTTTGTGCTTCATCTGTAAGTTCTTTAACACATTCTCTTATTCTAGCTAAAATATACCATTTACCTGTAAATGCATGAAAAGGTATTTCTTGAAACTTTTTAAATAACATTACATTACCTTCTCCTAAACCACAGTTAAATTCTTTCTCTTCTGTGTTCTTAATTTTAGTACGTATTAATTTTGCAAAAGAATGTATTTGTTTATTTAGTCTGTGAGAGTATTTTAATACAACTTTACGACCTGGGAACTCTTGAAATATTCTAACTAAAGCTCCGTTCCATTCATAGATTGCTTGATCATCATCTCCTGCAACATAAACTCGTTCTGCTGCTTCTGCTAACTTATAAACAAACTTCCATTGTAATGGTGTAAGATCTTGTGCTTCATCAATAATTAATAATTTAAAATTAGGTGGTGTTGCAATTTCAATATATCTTTCAATCATATCAGTGAAATCAACTCGGTGTTGTTGTTTAAATTCTTCGTATGATTTAATTGTATTAATATATTTTTCTAAACTTACTTTCTTAACTCGTTCTCTTCTATAAGCAAGAATAGGATCTATCATCATATTTCTTGCTTTGTCATAAATCCTAAGTGGCCAGTTTTTTCTTATTCTTACATCACTATAACTATCATCATATTCTAAACTAATATTACCCATGCCACCTTCAAACTCTCGCATGTCTCCATCATCATCCATAACAGGTATCTCTCTAAAGCTTTGTCTACAAAAACTATGAATGGTTCTTACGTTATTAAGATCTTCGTCTTTAATAAATGGAAATTTAAATTTAAATCTTTCTACAGCTTCTTTAACTGCTTTACGTGTAAAAGAAAAATAAGCAACCTCATTTGGTTTTACACCTCGTTCTAAATATTTTTCAACTCTACTTAATAACTTTGTAGTTTTTCCTGTACCAGGTGGGCCAAAGATTTTTATAGTTTTAGAATGGAGCTGCTTCATTGGTCCTCTTCGATTTAAAGTCTACTTTTTTAGGTTTGATATCAATCTTCTCAGGAAGTTTGATTTGCCAAACCCTATGGTTAGCTTTTGTCGTAGAGGTAGCACCACCATTTTTTAAATATCGGATAACCTCTTGATTACTTTTCTTGCCTTTCTTTTTATTTAAGAAATCTTTAAATGTATGTAAATTAAAATAAACAAACTCATCATCTTTAATAATATATCCAGCTTGTAGTTGAGACATGTCATCCCCTGGTTCTGTTTCTGAAATGAACATTCTTGTGTAATAACTAAAATCTTCTTTCTCATCGTCACCAGGCTTCATATCATCTACTTCTTTTTGCATTGTTTTAAGATTAACCAAAAACATATTCCAATCTCTTTTATTTAAGTTTTGCCAAACAATATCTGCTTGATCAAATAATTCTTCTTTAAGTAATTGCTGCTGCACTATTTGTTTTCCTAGTAATTGTATTTGTTTACCTTCTAAAGTTAATACATAATAAGGTGGTGAAGTATTGTGTTTAAAAAAACTATCAATCGTTGGTATATATTGATTTGGGCCAATACCAAACTTTCTTTTTCTACATGCTTCTTTATTACAATACTGTTTAGCTATAGGAGTTTCACATTGATAAAAATATTCTTTCTCAACAATTTGATCTACAATTGCATCAAGTTCAGTATCTTTTGTAATTGGTGGACTCATACAAGTTTTATTTCTCTCATATAATTCTGTTTTTAATTTTTCTGGATTCTTTAAATGAGCAAGGACTGCAAGATTAAATAAAGCATTATTTCTTTGACCTTCAGATACTTTATTTTTTATGAATGCTTGTGTGCATGGTGGATATTCATTCCATAAAGGCTCAGGACCTTCATCTACAGTTGTATCTGTTTGTATTTTTAAATCATCAAATTGTTTTGGGGTAATTCTAAATTTTTCTACATAATCAAAAAACTTTTCAATTGGTATTGCTTCTCCTTTGTCTGTTAAACAATATCTTGTGCAATAACCTTTGTTGCCTCCATGATAAGGCATGTTAACACATTTACCTACTCCCCACTCTCCATCTTTTTTAATTGTAATTTTATCTTCGTTTGGAAATTTATCTGCTAATGTTCCACCAAATCCTAAGTCCGCGGCTAACGCGTGTATCTTCTTACGCATGTCTGCTGCTGAGACATTACCTTTAATATGTAAGTATAAATGTAGACCAGAAGTTTTTGATCTATAAGGAACTAATGGATAACCTTTTTCTCTAATCTTTTTTAAAACAGGAACTGGATCTTTGTGATAGATTGCACCATCTACATCAATCACACCCCAACTGCAGGTCCCGTCCCTTCGAGTAGGGACAAGACCCACAGATATAACACCGTTGAGATGTTTCTCGATTACATCAACGGTGACGGTTTCTTCATAGCGATCATATTTACCTTCTGTCTTAGAGTCTCGCTCTCGCTTACCCTCTTCAACAAAAGTGTAATAATTCTCTCTTTGACAATCAAAGATATCAAGAAACCGACTTGCGTACATAATTAAAACGGAGTTTTTTCATTACC